TTAGAAGGTCTGTTAATTCTGGTGTTGGCTGAAATCTTTCGGTTTTAGCTGACATGTGTTTTTCTCCCTTGATTAAAAATGAATTATAGGTTAACTGATACTTTGGCATAACCGTCGGCGTCTTTGGCACTGAGGAACTGGCCAATCTTAACGGCGTTAGTTGAGCTTGTTCCAATTAGGCCGCTGACACCAACATAAGCATCAGCACCAGCAGATGGTGTTGTGCCTGCAACTAGCATGTTTGTTGTTACTTGACCTACTCGAAGTAGGGTGACCTTGCCACCAACCTGTGTCTCGTCTTTGTGCCAATTGATGTGTTGTCTTGTTAGATCAAGATTAACAACATCATTTAATAGAATGCCTACTGGCTTTGCATTAACGCCAGAAGAAGAAGCAGAATATGCTACTACGGCATTGCCATCATCCATCGAGACACCAACACCACTAGTGGCTGCTACGACACAAGCAACACCACCACGCTCAACATACGTTGAGCCAGCTGGGATGGATGTCATGAAGAATGAAACGTCAGTTAAAAGTTCGATACGATCTGGTTTTAGAGCCATTGTAATTTCTCCGTATTAGTTGGTTATTACTTGTTAGTTTTCTTGCCTAGTTTACTGGATACAAATTCGACCAAAGCTGCTCTAGTTGATTCTAGTGCAGATTCTGCATCGTCACTGCCAACACCTAGATTAACATTTGCTTCAACCTCGGCTGTTTCTAGTACCGATGGATCTGCTTCAACTGAAGTTTCTTCTGATGCTTTTTTGCGCATCATCATGGCTTCTTCTTCTTCTTTTTCTTTCTTTTTGTCCTTGTTTAACCAAGGTGGCATTTTTCCAGCAAAAAGAGAAGTCATAGCTTCAAAAGCTTCATCATCCAAACTTTCGAATTTGTCAACTGTTGCCTCTGCTGATTCGTTGTCGATACCAGCTTCAATTAAAGTGGCCATTCTCTTCATTTTCTTTTCTTTCTTAACCATAGCCTCTTCTTTGGCAACGTACTCTGCGATAGTTGTAAGAGCAGCTTCTAATTCACTCTTAGCCTTTTTCATTTCTTCTTCTTTTTTCATTTGGTCTTCGGTCTTTTTAGCTGCTTCTGATTTGATTTGTTCAATTTCGGCTTTTAGTGCCTCATTAGCTACTGTAAGCTCTTCAATTTTAGATGTTAGTTCAGCAGCATTAACGTCAACTACTTGAGTAACTTCTGCTTGTTCTGTCGAGACTTCTGTAGCCTCTGTAACTTCTGCAACGTCTTTAGTTTCCATTTCTGCCTCTGTTTTAGCTGAACTCATAGTTAAAGTCTCCGATTGTATATTGGATTGAAAATTTAATACACCTGAATTGACAATTTCTTCATTTTTTTCTTGAATATTATCATTATTAACAGTATTATTTACTGGCATGATCATATTTCTGGAAAAGATTACACTATCTTCATTAGCCGGACGATTTACAAAACCCTTACCGGTGAAGGTAATATTTCGTAAAACTCTACCAATTTTATAGTTTTCATGTTCTCCAACTCCGCCATATGAACGCAAAAATTTAGTTAAATATGCAGTATCTTCATTTCGTCCTAAAACATGATATTGACCAGTGCTCTTATCTAAAAGACCATAATCAAACCCTTTAAAAAAGCACTCCATACTTACATATTTAGTACCTTGTTCTATTTCTGATATTAATTTAGATGATCTGGCCCTTAATTCTTCATCACTAAATCCCTTATAGATAACAGATCCTGTTAAAATATGATATTTATCTGGAAGATTTTCTATTGGAGTATTTTCATCTATTAATATTCCATCTTCTGTTATTGGCCAATTTGAAACAATATGACCGATAATAGTATGTTCGTCGTGTTCTAAATTGGTTGGTTTGTGTTCTGGAGTATTTTTAGCATTCCATACTTCTACTTTATCAAAGATATCATCATTTTTATTCCACGAAGATGATACTAAAATAGATTGAACATAATAGAGATCTTCGTCATCAAAAGAAGCTATGCTTTTTAAATATTTAGGATCTTTTTTAGATCCGGGATATGGCTCAACAACACAAGCATATGAGATGGAGGCCGAGGCTTGCAAAGCCTGTTCTAGTCCATCATTTTTTTCTTGATCATATATTTTCATATTGTTAACCTTTATTTGGTTAGTTATCTATTTGACTATACACCATAGAATAAAAAGACGCTTTAGCTTGCTTAGTTTCATCAACGGATAATTCTCTGCCTAAATCTGATTGAAGAGCTTTTAGCCATATATAATATTTGTTAAGATAAGAACTAGTTTCTGATGCAGAAGATAGGCGATTTTGAATCGTCTCATCACTTATTGCGGAAAATGGCTGTATATTTAATAATATATTTGTTTTAATATCTTCTAATTTTTGACATTCAATATTGCTCAAACTTCTTAAATTTTTCTTTTGGAAAAACTCTAATATTATTGGATTAATAACTTCACTTATTTTTTCTTGTGCTCCTGATGCCCATAGTATTAACTTAGCGCCAGTCTGAGGTGAGAACTTTTTAGTTTGTCTTTTTTCGCTATCCTTAGATAACTTAGGGCGACCTTCTCCTGCTTGTTTTGGTAAAGAAGAAGTTTTTGGCGCACCTCCTCCAATCGGAGTGGCTGGTATTTTCATTTCAAGTGCTGATTTTTCGCCACCCTTTTTCTTTTCTAGCTCTAATCCAACTTGGCTAGGTGCAACTGCTCCTGTTTGCAATGCTATTTTCTTTAAAGAATTTTCGAACTGAGGATCAAACCACGGACCAGATTTAGCGACCATTCTGTTACTGTCCCTTTCTCTACTCTCTCTATTAAGTCTACTCTTTTCCATATCCGGATCAAAACCAAATCTTGTTTGTAATAGTTCATCACTAATAAGATTACGATCAGCTAACTGAACCAATAAAGCTTTTTCGCTATCTTCATTACTAAGGTCCATTCTGTCAAACTCAATCTTAGCAGGGTACTTAAAGCCCATAGCTTTTTGAACTATAGCAATTTCTTCTTCCCAAAATTCTATTAGTCTATCTCGACCATACTGTAGTCTTTGAGTAAGAGTCTTTAAGCTTATAAAATTATTTGTTGTTCCTGCTGCACCGAATGTTCCTGTAAGAGTCGGAGGAATTCCTAATCCTGCATATATAGCGTTAAGATGCGGAATATATTTACCTTCTCCTAAGAAATTATGAACATTAGTATTGCTTTCCATAAGCTCTATATCTGGTCCCCAAATTAAATCCATCGTTCCGCCACCAACATTATTTCCAAGAATCTGAGCAAGTTTGGATGTAGCTGCTTTTGTAGGAGCAATCTTATGTTCTAAACTACCTAGTTTAAATATTCTAATATTACTAATAGCCCCGTCTAATGCTGCCATATCAGCTAATTTAAGTTTTTCAACAACCGTAATATCATCCATAATAGCATAAATCATAGGATATGCCCATGCTTGCCAATCATCTTTTTTATAGTGGAATACTAATGTTTTATCATGGTCCAGAGGGTACGGTTTCTTGTTTTTTGCTGCTTCTATGATTTGTGCAGGTAAGTTCTCGATAACTCTTTTTTCATTTTCGGTTTTGGGATTATTAATAACTTTGCGTAATGTGGCTGGTAAAATTAACTCATATGTTTTATCATTTAAGAAAGATGACAGTGCCCCTGCTGATACTTCAACACATACAGGATCTATAAATGTATATTTCCACGGAATTTCTCTTTTCTCAACACTCACCTCTGGTAAGTCATTTAGCTGCATGTCTGCTGTTCCAAGTGCTTTATATAATTTGTCTGCAACTTTTATGCTTATTTTTGCGGTTCTTCTGTCTATGACTATATTGCCACTCTTATAAAGATTATTAAGGAATCGTTCACTTCTATCTTTCCCATTAATCTTTTTAAACCATCTCCTATAAAATCTTTCAATTCTTTTGTTTCTATGTACTAATCGTATTCCTTGACTGGCAAAATCACCCATAAGATCAATAACATTTTTTACCAATCCGACTCTTTGATAAATTCGCTCTGCTCGTTGCAGAATCATTTTTATCTCATTGGGTGGCGCCTCTTGAGGTCTGAATGTATAGTAATCGTCTTTGGTTAATCCTGGGCGACTTCCTGTTAATCCATCTAGACTAGAAAAATCCAGACTATATCTTCGGCCGCCAGCAGCAGTAGCTCTTTCTACCAGGGTAAATTCATCTAATGAAGCTCCAGCAGTTTTTAATGCTTCTTGCTTGCTGGATAGATCATCTCCCCATGTTACATAGGCTTCTGGTGGTACAGTATTGTTGGTTCCGAGAACTTCGTCTTTGGTTCTTTTTTTAGCCATAATATTTAATTCTATTATAATGTGATTGTAAATGAATTATCTTTAACATAATACACTTTATCTATAAATTCCTGTATATACATCGTCATTAGCGCCGTTTACGAACCATTCTGGTCCACGATACATATTGCCATTGTTTTTAACAGAGTCTCTGGCATTCTCTCCAATAACGTCATAATCAATAGGCTTTAAAGCTTTATTTAATTGTCGAGCTAACATATTAGCTATTACTAATGAGCTATATCGGTCTTTTCTAAGTCTTCCTTTTTTGCCTTGGCCTAATTTTGTTTCGGGGGTATCCCATCGATCTCTCGCGTTTGGACCTTGACTAGTTTGGGTCATTACTATTGTGGTCAACTCATTTTTAAGTTCTTCAATTTCTAATATGCATTCGCTTAAACTGTCATATAGAGGATTCAAATCCATTTCTAATATATCTTTACCCTCTCTTTCAATAGCTAATCCTAGTGTTAGATTGTCAAATGCTGGAAATAATAAAGCTTTATCCTCTAGGTCTTTTCTTAATCCGTGATTAGCTTGACTTGTCCACTCTGCTTTTGCAAATTGAATGAGTTCTAAGATATGTAGTCCTGGTTGATCATCTGTATCTTTTGCCTTGTCCTCGATTGTTGGCCAAATTAATATTTCTCCATCCTCCAATCTGTTCGGATCGTGTAGCGATTCCTCAATTGCTACTCCTCCGCCCTGTGCATCCATCCCTATCTTGATTGGCTTAAAAGTTTTCATCAAATTTCTAATTTTACGAGCACAGAATCCGTAGAAATCATGTTCCGTGATGAGTCCTGTTTTTTGACGCTCTTTAAAATTAGCTCTATTAGTAGTCCAGCAATACACGATTTTAGAATGCGTCGGATTCACTTCTAATATTACTATACTAAAGTTATCTTGTTCACTAGCTGGATCGATTCCGTATACATATTGCTTATTAGGATCTCCTTTAATAATTGCATCAAAGATTACTGGTTTGCCATCAATAATAATTTGATTGTTAGAAACTACACAACTTTCTATTAAACTTCGTCTAAAGAATCCTTCACTATCTTTAACAAAACATGCGGCATATTCCATATTATATATACCAGTATGAATAGTTGCTTTAGCTCGTGAAACTTGTTTATCGTCCATGAAACCCTTGGGTATCAATTCGTATGGTATGCGAATAATGCTATAATCTTTCCAATTAAAATTATCTGGAACTTCGCCCTTAAATATTTCTTCAAGTTTTCTTTTATCTCCTTTGCTTTCTATGATAGCCTTATATCTTTTCCAATACGAAGCAAAGTGTTTAAAGTCATAATCTGCTGTTCCTGATATTATAGCTTGATTACCCATTTTAGTATTTAATACTTCTAATTCTTCATTCCATATTCCTGCCTCAATCATTGCTTTCTTTTTTGCTTCTTCTTTAACATTTTGTATTGGGCTTGCTGATACTGCTGCGAATCCTGACACTACTGTTTCATAAATATCAGGACTTATAGACGCAAATTCGTCAGCGATGATGATGTGTGCGCGCAAACCTCTAATTTTACTACCGTCACCCATAGGAATAGCTATTGTCCAACTGTCTCCTAAACGGATAGTACATCGGTCAACGTCTCGTCTTGGTCCATCGTCATTACCATTAAAGATACTTCTTAATATGGGACTATTGCGCCAAATAGTTTCCATATATTCAAAGATGATTTTACTCTGACGAAATGCAGCACCTACTACAACTATTTTAGTACCAGGACAGAATGTGCATTTAATAACACAATACAATGCTAATAAAAATGATTTACCCCAACCACGACTAGCAATATACATAGGGAATGGTCGAATCCAGAATTCTTGCAAAATTAATATCTGTATAGGATGTAATTCAATGTTAAATAAAAGTTTTACCATGCTTCCTATATACTTAGGATTTTTTAAAACTTTCATCAAATGAAGATCAGGAAGCTCAATGTCACTTTCTGACCTGTGGATCATCACATTTTTATCTATGTTGATTTTACTAATGTCGCCCAGATCCAACCAAGCATCATCAAACGATATTTTATTAATAGATTCACTCATCTTGTTTTTTAACCATTTCTATATAATGTATTTTCTTAAAGATGAACTCGGCTATTTTTTCAGCATTTGCTGCGCTACCGCAAAACATAACTTTTATATTATGATTTAGTTGTAACTCAATAATATTCTTAATTAAAAATGAAGGAGTAATTTTAACTTTATCCCACATTCTTTTAGGAACAGTACTACCAATAGGATAGATTAATAAGTCTTCTAAATCAAATTCTAATAATAAAAATGAATATTTAAATTGGCTCAAGCGCATTACAACATCTTTGAATCGACTCTCAACAATGTTCGTTGCAAATTCGCTGGAACTCTTTTTTCTTTCGATGGTTAATAAATGCTCTAAGCCTTCGATACTATAATCTCCAGTATCCAGCTTCTTGTGAGCCTTGGCATAATTATCAAAGGTCCACGGTTGTTGTTCTCGTGTGTCTACTATTATTGTAAAATTATTATAAGTATTATTATTTGTCATGTTTTTTATTTTGCTTTATAATATTGTAAAAAACGGCCTCATAATAAGTTTCTACACCAGTAATCATTTTATGATGATCTTTACATAATGTTATTCCATTATCTATTTCAAATCGTAAGCCCGGACAATCTGCCCAGCGTCTTATATGATGTGCATTAAGTTTTTTCTTATTAGAGCATCCTGGCCACTGACACTTATGGTTATCTCTTGCGTAAACTTTTTTTCTCCATTTTTTATATTCAGGATCCTCAAAGTTTCTAATCATTTTGAAATAATTGTATGTCTGAAGTTACCATATCTTTAACCAGTTCATCAAAAGTAATTTCTGGTCGCCACTTTAGAACTCTTTGAGCTTTAGAGCAATCGCCGTGTAGATATTCTACTTCGGCCGGTCGATACAAAGCAGGATCAATTTCAACATAGTCTTGATAATTTTTATCAACTAGACTAAAAGCTGCTACTAAAAATTGCTCAACAGTATACGAGCGTCCCGTACTAATAACAAAATCATCAGCAATTCCATTAGCCAACATTCGCCTCATAGCCTCGACATAATCCTTGGCATGGCCCCAATCTCGTACCGCCTGAATATTTCCTAGTTTGAGTTTTTCGTTAGGCTCTAGTTTATTATTTATTAGTCGCCCAATATAACGAGTAATTTTTCGTGTCACAAAGTTTTCGCCGCGTCGTGGACTTTCATGATTAAATAGTATTCCGCTACAAGCGTATAAATTATATGCTTCACGATATATTTGTACTAAGCGATGACTGGCCAGTTTGGACACCGCATAAGGACTTTGAGGTAATAAGGTGGTTTCTTCGTTTTGGTATTTTTTCCCGTCCTTTTCCGTATAGTTGCAACCAAACATTTCACTGGTACTAGCCTGATAGAATCGTGTGGTGCTACTAAACTTTCTGATATTTTCTAGTAAGTTTGTTACGCCAATACTATTAATTTCAAATGTTGTTGTTGGTTGTTTGAAACTGGTGGCCACATGACTCTGAGCGGCCAGATTGTAAAATTCATTAGGACGATGTTTTGTTATAATGTCTGTACAGTCGCTAGGATCCGTTAAATCAAATTCCTCTAATAATAGCCTAGGATGATGTAGTATATGTTTTATTCTGGTAAAATTAGAACTGCTGCTGCGACGATATAATCCGACCACACCGTATCCTCTGTTTAAAAGATTCTCGGCAAGATAGCTTCCGTCTTGTCCTGTTATTCCCGTAATTGCTGCAATTTTTGTCATATTAATTTACGCTCTCTGAGTTTAAGAATGGTTTGTCTACAACTCCGTCCTGATAATTATGATAATCATAAAGTTTCTGCTTAACCTTGCTGGTGGCCATGCTGAGAATCTCCATTTCGCGACCTTCTTTTTCACGAATCTCTTCGTCTTCTAGCATTCGTATTAATCCGGTCCAGCTACTTTTGCCATCTTCTATTCTTTTGATTCGTTGTTCGCGCGTAGCCTTGAGGTCTTTGCTAATCTTTTGTTGTTCGTTTAATAGTTTAGTATATTCGTTAGTATAATTTGCGATACTGTTGCGAGCAAAACTTAGCTGAGTTTCTAGGTTGGCCAATTTCGGTATGTCTCTTGTGTCCTCGGGCTTTTCGTATTCTTTGTCTACTAATTTTTGAAGCTTGTCAGTTTCGGCAATATGACGCTTTCTTTCTTTCATACTTCGATTAATAAGAATATCAATAGTGATAAATTGTTTGATCTGAAGTTCTTCGGCCGGTAAAACGTCCTCGCGAAACTGCTTGATTAGTCCTATCCATGTGCTCTCAAAGTATTCTAGTTCGCCCGTTTCAACATCAAATTGTCTTGTGATTTCCGGCCAAAACGTTTTGGTATGAAGTTTTTGTTTTAGTATCTGATTATCAGCATTGCTGGTAATAACAGATAATTGATTCTCGTTAACGTAACGTTCTACGGGACCGATATTGCGATTAAGATGATCAGCAATTTGTTGAACGGATGATGAGGCATAATTGTCGCGAATGTATTTTTCTTCGTCTAGACTTAGTTGTCCTCGTTTTTTGGGAACATCTCTGTTTTCCAATTTTGAGTCTCCATAATTTTAGTTATGTGATTTTTTAGTTTTTTTAATTCTATTTTGTTAACTTTTGATCCGTGTTTCAGCTTGAGATATGTTTCTCTAAATTCTAATTGTATATTATCGTCTAAAAATTTAATAAGCTCTTTGTTTTCTAAAAAGTTTTCGTTATTTGATGATGGTGCAAGATGGGTGGAATTTTCAATATACCCTGGTTGGATAATATTTTTCTTGGCTTCATTTCTTTTGGCCCATGATGAGTATAGTTCACAATCGTTCTTGTTGGAATATTTTTCACATTGATTAATGCTAACTTTACAACCTTTGTCGAAAAATGGACAAGTATGACATGGTTTGTCGGGCCTTTGGTAGTTATTACGTTTGTAATTAAATAGTCGGTTACGAACGTGGGTCCATAAGAAGTTTTCTAGGGGTCTTTTCTTGTCATAATTTTTTAATCCTTCCAGAGCAAAGATAGCAGCTTGTTGCTTCATATCCTCTATGCTATGGTAGGCGAATCTAAATTTATGGGCCAATCTTTTGCTAATATTTTCCAAAACTAGTAAAAATTCTTCTGGGCTAACTCCGTTGGGCAATTCAGTTTTCTGGTTGGTCTTTTTTTTGGTCATTTAGTAGTTCTGCTATGCTCTTTCCATTTTCTAATAATAGATCATTAATAATATCGTCATTAATAGAGCCAGAGGCTTTTACAAATAGAACGCTATCAGCAACAGTATCTGGTTCAAAATTGTTGTCTATCATATTTTGGTCCTTGCTCTAAACTGATCAAACCTTATTATAGTATGTTTTGGGGACAGATTGTCAACAATTAAAAAGATAGGAGCTTATTTTATGGCTAATTATAAAAAGTGGACGGGATCCGAACTAGAATATATTCAAAATAATCATGCTACATTATGTGATGAAGGATTGGCGGCCTCATTGAGTAAAATGACGGGGCAAAATATTAGCACAGCAATGGTGCGACGTCAGAGACGAAAGTTGTCTTTAAAGAAGAGTAGGGGTCGTCCAAGGAAGAATAAGGCTATTGAAGGATCAGGAACTCAGGAAGTTACTGTAAGCTGATAGTTTAATAGATTAAAAATAAGGTGTGTGGTGCAGCGGTCACGGTTAAGAAATTTTAGCCGTGGCCGTTGTTGTTTTATGGGGGGTTGGCCGTTATAATGAAGTGACATGAAGTCAAAAATACCTCTAGGAGAAAAATGTGATGAAAATTTTAATGAGTTTAGTTCTAGGTTTGAGCTGTTGCTTTTGCTATGGTCAAATTCCGGTGCAATATAATTCTTATGTTGTAAGTTATCCGGTAATAGTTCAACAACCTGTTGTTCAAACCGTTGTTCAGTATGTGCCCGTTTATCAGCCAGTTGTGGTGCAGAATGTGGTGGTCCCTGTGGTTTATCCGGGAAACTGGCCAATTGTAATAGTAACCGACCAATTTTACAAAAGACGTCATTCGTGCTGGGATCGATGGGTTCGTCCGTATCAGTACGGATATTAGTATCTGTATAAAAAATTATTTATATGGGATAATTATGGGGAAACTGGCTAATAAACTGGCCAATTATATAGGGGTGTCCTTACTTCTTTTGGACCACCCCCGGGGTTTTAAGAATTTTTAAACCCCTTTATAAAAAAAGAAAAAACCCCCTCTTGTCCTAAAGTGTTGTGGCGTAAGACTTTACGACGAGTTTGATCCGCACGATCTGTGCCAAAGTCTTGTAGAATAAGGACTTACGGAACCTTACGAAGTTTTAAGGCAGTTTTTCTCTTGAAAGTTTAAGAATGAATGGTATAATGTCGATATAAGAAACAGAGGAGAAAGAATCATGGTAAACGATTTAGCGATTGGTGATTGGGTCGAGTCGATTGAGGAGTGGGGTGTGGATCATGAAGACGTTGTGGCCTATCGGGTCGAGTCGGTGAACGATGACGGATCGGTTACCGTGTCCGATTCTGATGGGTGCTATCATCGGTTGGATGCTCGCTATGTTGAGCGATTGGATGTTGACTACATTCCTGGCCTTGACGATGGTGAGGGAGTCTGATCCCTGCAAGGGGGGATTGACAACATAAAAAATAATCGCTAGAATAGAATCATACGAAAGAGAGGGAATGATGGATACGAACAAAGTGAATAACGTTCTCAAGGCTATCTGGGGTAGCGAAACGTATAATGTGGTGCTGCTGTTCACGCCAGACGGTAGGTTGTTTGCTGAGTGTGACGCTACGATGGATCGACGCAGGCTTACGGACAGCAACTACGAAGAAGTATTGAA